ATAAATAATAGACTACCTGTTCTCTTTTACGTCTATAAAAAGCATTAGGTCTAAATCTAATTAATCTTTCATACTGAATTAATAATGGGTCGTCTATTCCTGGAGCCCCTATGTAGTTTTTAAATACATCTTCTATATTTGTTGGGGTAGTAGGAAAAACAGGAACCATTTGTTCAAAACCACTCAAAATACCAAATGTCTTTAACTGTTCAACAACATACTGGTTTATAAAAATAGGGGGAAAGGCTGTGTCTGTTATTTTAGATACATAGGTCATAATATTATTCTACCTCAATCTTAGCATTGGTAATCCATTTATATCCAGTTGAAATACCTTTTGATTTACCCTGTCTTGCACCAGCAGCAAAATTTTGTTTAAATACCTTTGGTTTTTGAATGTAATCAAATAGACCACTTGCTCTTAAAAATCCCTGAGTAAAATATCTTTGCATAAATTCATCAAAGACTCTTTCAAAAGATCCCTCTACCTCTTCTCCTCCAGGATTCCTAACTGTAATGGGCTTTTTAACAAACACTGTTTGTCCACCTTCATAAAATCTTAAAACAGAATTTGCTTTTGGTTTAATTACAACTGGAATACCATCTTCCATTATTTTTGCCTTGTTATAAAATGGTGTATTTGTATCTGCTTGTATTGATCTGGATTGTTTAAAAGTAGAGTTAACAGATAATCCAAGATTACTGACTGTGTAATCAATGTCAAATAATCTTGCTGCTGGACTTCCTGTTTGATACCATTCATATACATGATGCAAGGCGCTACTGTTTGCTCTAGCCTCAAGATCTATATATTGACCCAAAGCGCCTATTGTTGCTTTTCCAAGGTTATTTAAAAATACCTTCTTACCACGCTGAGCACCCTCTATAAAACCAAGAGAATACTGCACAATATTTATAAGTTGTTTTTCAAAACTATTAACTGTAAGAGATGCTCTCATTAGTCACCTACCGCTTGATTTTCTGTCCTACGCCAGAGCATCTTGTAATATTCTATATTTCCAAAAGGATTAACAAAAGGTTCAATGGTGCCAATTTCATAAATAGTTCCACGACCATTTCTTGGGCCAGCAGTTTCTTTATAAATTAAAGTGTCTGCTGCGGTTCTAATATTTGTAACCAAGATATTGCTAACAGCATTGTTAGTTCCATCAGAAGATATGCGAAGATCAAACTTAGAGCGAGCAACTAACTTGCCATCATATTGTAGAAACACTTCTGGCTTTAATTCATCAGTTCCTGCTCCACCTACACTTGTTGCATTACAGGCTACAGTTCTATCAAATACCCATTCTTTATTTGGCTGACCATATTGATTTTGAGTAATGATAGGATAGTAGATATCTGCTTTCATTGGGTATACAAAATCTGTAGTCTCGCAGGTATTCATTATAATACCCCAGGCTTACCAAAATTGGTAATGTATTTCTCCAAAATCTTATCCACTAAAAGATTTCCAGTTCCAAAGAAAGAACCCTTATCTACTTGTATTTTAAACTGATCTGTTGAATAGTTTGTTACATATCTCTTGTGATAATCTAATCTACCACATTTAATATCATCAATAAGCATAAGGGTTGCATCTTTAATATCATAAGGAACTACTTTATATCCCGTCGCTAATTGGAACAGATAATTCCATCCCATAGGAAATGTTACTCCTGGGGCTACGGCAATTGTATTTGGGCTATCTTCTGAATCATACATATAGATAGAATCGGAGTATGCTAGTGGAACTCCTCTTGGGAAGCCTGCTTGACGAATGTAAGAGTCTGTAATTTGAACCCAATCTTTAATAATTGCAGTCTTATCTTTTGTTAACAAATAATTCCATTGTCCATCACCTTGTGCTTGTGGACTATCATCGTTATCCCAAACAAGTTCATTATTTTCATATGCTTTAAGAATTAAATAGGTTCTTGCCCATAATGGCATAAAGTCGGTATTGTTACCAATTGTTTCATACCAAGTACGATTATAATAAAATCCTCCAGGAACAATGGAGTCAATAATTGCTCTTGCTAAGTTTTCCCATTCTACATATTGAGCCTTTTCTGTAGCGGTAGTGCCAAGAGTATTTGGATCTACATATGGCCTATTTACCTCAAGATTATCTTCTACAACAATATCGCCTTCTTCTGCGCTTGTAGAAGCGGTAGTGTAAACTGCATCATAAATTGTTAAAGAATAAGAATCATCATAGGTATTAAATAAATCTGGAAGAATATAGGAAATCTGAGAGTCTGCTGAAGATGTTATTGTTTCTTGAACTTCGTTAACATTTCTAGTACCCTCATTAATTACTAGGATATAATCTGTATCTGCTTCTGGCACATCATATGTGATAGAAAGGGGATAGGGTGGGAGTCTTAAGATCTGCATTATACTTTGCCGTAATGTTTGGCTACTTCTTCAGGCGTTGCTGATCGCACTGCCTTATGCTTTAGCCACTTTTCGGATACCTCCTTAGTAACAATATTATAACCCCTTTGAAGTTGCCCCACGCCATTCCAATGAAGATTCTTTTCTGAAAATACCGCTACCTTTTCTTGAACGGTACTTGATTTAACTTCCTGATGATCCTCTCTAGGAACAAAAGGTAAAATCGCTTCTAATAAGTCTAGTTTTGTAGTTGCACCAAATGTATCAATATTATTTTTTTTAGCATATGACTTTAACTGTGGTACTGTCTTTTTATTAAATTCTTCTACTACTTCTTTTGTTGTTGCCATTTTTTCCTCCACTGCTATTATATCAGAATCACTATCTATATAAACTTTGTGCTCTTCTTACTCCCGCAGGAGTCCCACTTATAATTACATTTTCACCAAAATTAGGTGTTGGTATGCACCCCAACGCATATTTTTCTGTAATAATTCCATTAGGTCCACTAATGATTGTTCCTATACCGCCAACTGCTATAGCACCGTCACCACTGTGTTGATGATTTACTGTTGGATTTCCTGGATAAGACATTTCTTCTCCTAATGTGATAAAGGAGGACAGTATTACCTGCCCTCCTTATCGGTTAGTTTTTACAAACTATGCGGTTGGATCAACGGCTGCATCTGCGTAAGCAACTGCATCCTGCTCTTCCCATTGTAAGCCAAAACGAACGAATACTGTGTACTCGATTGTATCTTTCTTTGGCTTGTATTCACGGTTTACGGTAATATCTCTCTGGAAACCCCATACACGGTTAGCAGGGAATGTCAAATCGACATAATCTGCTGGGTAGTAAGGAACTTCCATAACATCAATTCCAAGAACACGAGTTGTACGTGCTCCACCGAATGTCTGTCCAACACCATCTAGGTATTGCTGACGATTGCGCTCTGTACCAGCAGCACGAGGTGCAAACGCTTCAGCAATTGCATCAGCGAGTGTACCGTTGTTCTTAACAATTCCCTGGAAAGCATCTGTACCAGCATAGAACTTTAGGTTCTGCTTGATAGCACGATACTTACGTGGCATTGCAAGAATGATGTCCTGCATGACCTCTGTTGTCCAGTTGTCATCAGTAACAGTGACGAGTGCCTCATGAGCATCTCCATCATTTTGTACTTTGTAAACAAAGCCTTCCATGATTGAGAGGAATGATGCAGTTGTACCATCACCATTAATGGCTAGGTCTTCGATATCGTTAGCAAATGCATTGGTCATCAAGCGAACTAGATGATCTTCCAACGCACCTCCTTCAATATTGTCTTCAAGTGATTCTGTAGATACTTCCCAATCAAGACGAATCTTTTTGGTTGTTAACTCTACCTTAGTGAATGTAGCACCTGTGTTTGTGTAATCGTTGCTTGCTTGTGCAGCAGCACGAATAACACGCTCACCAACGTTAACCTTTTCGATTTCCATGGTGTTTGCTCGCATTGTAACTCTACGACCATCTTTGGCGAGAACTGTTGCATCCCACACGTAGTCGATGAAGCGGCGAGCCTGCTCTGGCAGAAGAATACCACCTGGTGTACCAGTTGGACTTACTGCGTTCGGGCCGTTTGTCACACCAAAGTTTGGTGTAGCAATGTTACCCAGTTGAGCGCCAACATCAGATGTGGTTGGACTGGTTGCTGTTGCACCGCCAATGTCACCTGAAGCGAAAGCACCATCACCTGCGTGTTGATGCGCTACGGTTGGATCACCTGGATAATTTTTTACGATTTCTTGTTCCGACATATTGTTCACCTCCTAGTGAATATACCTTTAATTAAATAGGTCGGCTGTTTTGAGGAAACGTCCGCCCCATAGGGATTTTTGAGTTTTCATTTCTGGAAACTCCTGCACGATCTCGCCTAGATCGCCAGACTTGCGGAAAGCGGTGTCTTTTTCTACAAGATCTACTCGTTTTCCAAACTCATTAAAAGTTCCCTTTACTTGGCTTACCTCATTTGCTACAGACTTTACTTCGCCTGTAACTGTTTCAAGGGACTTTGTGATTGCTTCAACGTTAGCCTGCATAGACTTAACTGTTTCAGCAAGATTGCTCAAGGCATTAGTAAGAGAGTCATTGATTTCAGCAACAGACTTTGCAATCTCTGCTGCACTATCAACTACTGCATCTACTGACTTTTCCGCTGCGATGTCAACAACAGGAGCATCTGCTACTGGTGCTGAATCTGCCACTGGCTCTGCAACAGGTGCTTCTGCAGAAACTTCTGCTGGAGCATCTACTGGAGCCTCTGCTACAGCATCTGCTGGAGCCTCTGGAGCAACCTCAACATGTTCAACTACTTCTGCTGCATCTGCAACTGGTGCATCTACAACTTCCATTGTTTCTTCTGTCATAGGATTTTCCTCCTTTGTAATCTTAATTGTCCTAATGCCTTTTGCACTATCAACTAAGAACTTTACTGTTGTGATATCTTCTTGATCTTCAACAAATCCAATGTTTTTCATTGAACCATTGCAAGATGGACAACTTTCATCAGACTCTTTTGAAAGTCTTACGATATCATCTGTTTTGCACCAATAAACTGTATCAACAACTGCCTTTGCTAAATACCCGCCAAGTTGTCCCTTTTCAATAGAGATAACATTGGCAAACTGATTTGCTGGGTTGTCAACAAGCGATAATTCATGCAAGTCGTACTCTTTAATTATACGCACTGATTTATCAATTTTTTCATCATACATATCATCAGACTTTGTAATATTTCCACCAATTGAAAAACCAGTTAAAGTTCCATCAAGAATTTTCTCCCAAGTATCCTGGGCACCTTTTGAAACATAAGCAGAAACATAGACTCCGCTATAAAACTTTTTTACCTGTGGATCAAAATAGCGATCCTCTTTAAAAGAAACAACCTTGCCTACAGCACTGGGTTGATGCATCTCACGAAGGTTGCCACGGAATTTCTTAAATGCCTCTATACTTGCTTCTGTCGTAACGATATCGCCTTGCTTATCTACATTATCTAGAGTAGCAAAGCCAGAAACAATACGACGTTCTTGATCTACTTTACCAATGGGCATTGAAAAGCGAACATTGTCGCCATCAGTAACCCAGTGTGCTTTATTTATAGTCATGGCAGTATTATTATAGCATTACTTTATAATGCTTTCTCAACTATTGAGACGATCTGCCTTCACCTTGTGCATTTCTTCCAGATATGGTTGTAGGAGAATCTGATTCATTATTTGCTCTTTCAGCATCTCTTTCTCTGTTACCCGCCAAGTTTGCCCTAGCATCTGTGGCTTGTCTAGCACTCATTGTAAATGGGTCATCTCCATCTGGACGCTGTGACATGTTTAGTATTTCACGTGCCTCATTTGGAGTAATAACCTGAGTTTTGACATACCGTTCAATAATCTGAGATTGGGCAATTTCATCTGTAAGTGTAAGTTCATTAAACTTAAGATCAAGAATGTCAGTCTTTTCCTTAACTATCTTATTTACGATCTTCTCTAAATGACGTTGGGCTGGACGAGAAACCTGCTCTTTAAATGTTCTATCCTGTGCAAGGGCAGCAGCGATAGCAGCAGAGTCAGATCCGCCAAGTTTTGAAATAGGAACCTGATGGGCAACCAAAATATCATCACGATTTTGTTTACGATATTTTTCAAATGAACCTTCTTGGACACCATTTTCAATAGGTTGCATACTAAACTCAACCTTATTTCCATCTGTATCTCCAGGAAGTGGGATATATAGTGTTCTGTGATTTTGTCCTTTTAGGCCTGTTTGCATAAAACGGAACATCTTATCTTCAGCATCAGCAGATAGTTTTGCACCTTTTACTGTGATGATATATCTTGGTACCGCCTTGTTTTGGAAATAATCAATATTATACTGAGCAGCAAGAGAGTCTCCAATAAGAGAAGAAACGGCAGACAGAATATCTGGAACCCCGTAAAATGTATTTAAAGGAGAGTATTGTTTAAGATGTAAAATTTCGTTTGGTCTTTGATCTGCAGTAAGAGGATTTGTATTTTTTGCACCAAAGTTTCTAAAGTATACTAACTTCTGACCAATGATTTGCACAAAGCCATCACGCAAACGACGGA